TGATCCACAGGCACAACAAGTTCAGCAAATGGTTCAGCAGATGGAGCTTATGAAACTTCAGATGGAAATTGAAGAGATGAAGGCAGGAGCCACTAAAGAGATGGCTCAGGCAATGAAGATACAGTCCGAAATGCAGGAGGGACAGTCACAGGATGCCCTTGTAGAGCGTCAGATGGACCTAGCAGAGAAGATGGCTAAGATTGAAAAGTTACGCAGTGATGCAAAGAATGTTCAATCAGAGACAATGCGTAATATTCCTGAAGTAGAACATCTTCAATCAGAGACAATACTTAATCTTGCTAAAGCACGTATGGAACGTAACAGTTGACGGACAGAGAATTTTTAGAGAAACGACTTGGGTTGTTTTCTATTGAAGCTTGGGATCTCTTAAAAGAAGAGTTAACCTCAATGGCAGAATCACTAGAAAAAATCCATACAATAGACGATGAAAAGACCCTCTACTTAAGAAGGGGTCAGGTGGATATGCTAAATATGATTATTAATTTAGAGGAAACCACCAAACTAGCGTTGGATCAATTAGACTAAGTAACCTAACTCCAACATTTTTTAACTCCATAATCTTTATAGACGGAGGATTAGTAATATGGATAGTGCAGTTGTTGAAGAAATCGTAGAGACTCCAGAACAAGCCGCTGAGTTTTCAGAAATTGAATCAGTAGAGGCTCCTTTAGTAGAGGAACAACCTCAAATAGAATCCGAACTTCCAGACAAGTTTAGAGGTAAATCAGTAGAAGATATAGTTTCTTCTTATGAAAACCTAGAAAAAGAGTTAGGAAGAAAAGGACAAGAAATAGGCGAACTTCGGAAGTTAACTGATGGTATTTTACAGCAACAGCTTACCACTACTCAAAGCGGAACAGAAGCGCAAGAAGAAGAAGATACAGATTTTTTTGATGACCCTGACCTAGCAGTCAATAAAGCCATTGAAAATCATCCAAAGTTCCGTGAGTTTGAAGAGCATCAAAAAGTGCAGTCTGCACAAGCTACAACTCAAAAACTCGAAACAGCGCATCCTGATTATCTAAAGGTTGTAGAAGACCCTAAGTTTCAGGAGTGGGTTCAAGATAGTCCAATACGAACAAAGTTATTTGTAGATGCTCATAACTATGATATTAACTCAGCGATGGAACTGATAGGAAACTGGAAAGAACGATCACTGATTAGTAACACTAGCGAAGCAGAAACAAACAAAGCAGTTAGACGAGAACAGGCTTTAAAGACTGGAAAAGGCGTATCAAGGACTTCCTCAGAATCCACAGCAGGTAAGAAAATCTACCGTAGGGCTGATCTAATCAGACTTCGTAATAGTGATCCAGATCGTTATGAGAGCTTACAAGATGAAATTCTACAGGCTTATTCAGACGGGAGGGTTAAATAATAACTTATAAAGAAAAAAGGAGCTAATTATGGCTTTAGGTACTAACGGTCAAGGTATTACAGAAGCCGCCAATTTTATTCCAGAACTTTGGAGTGATGAGGTGATTGCTGGATACAAGAAGAATTTGGTGCTAGGTGGTCTAGTAACCAAGATTAACCACAATGGCAAGAAGGGTGATACGATTCACATTCCTGCTCCAGTCAGGGGATCTGCAAATGCAAAAGTAGCAGATACTCAGGTTGTCCTACAAGGTGATACTCACTCTGTAGTTAACTTAAGCATCAATAAACACTACGAATATTCTGTAGTTATTGAAGATGTCGTTGAAGTTCAAGGCTTGTCCTCTCTTCGTCGCTTCTACACAGATGATGCTGGCTATGCTTTGGCTACTCAAGTAGACAATGATTTGTTTACAATATGTGAAGGTCTACAAGGCGGTACAGTAGGTGGTACTGGTGCGGCACTATGGGAAAAAGCAGTTATTGGTGGAGATGGTACAACCCTATTCACAGGTAACTCTTCAAACGACAGTGACATCACTGATGCAGGTATCCGTAAAATGATACTTACTCTTGATAATGCTGACGTTCCTATGAGTGGTCGTTTCATGATTATACCTCCAATAGCCGCTAATGATATGCTTGGCATTAACCGATTTACTGAGCAACAGTACATTGGCAATGGCGATGCTATCAAGACAGGTAAGATAGGAAGCATCTACGGCATTGACGTATATGTATCTTCTAACTGCCCTAGCATTGAAAGTGATGCGGCCCGTGTTGGTGTGATGATGCATAAAGATGCTCTAGCACTTGTAGAACAACAAAGTGTTCGTTCTCAGACACAGTACAAGCAAGAGTATCTTGGTGATTTGTTTACTTCCGACACTATATATGGTGTAGGTGAGTTACGAAACACTTCTGGTATTGCTTTCGTTGTACCAGCCGCTTAAGTAAGCTTAGGAGGTTCTTAGTCATACTAAGGGCCTCCACTTTACTCTATGTTTAGTTTATCTGTCAACAAATAGTGGGAGATGTCTAAGATGTACGGATACAAAGCACCAAAAAAAACAAAGCCTAAAAAGAAAAAGAAGAGTAAAAAATGAAACCTATTAAAATGAGAATAGCTGGTAAGATTGTAAAAGATAAAAAGAAAAAACCTATCTCTGAAAAGAACAGGTTAAAGAATGCATTACGCTGGAAACAAGAGCTTCGTGGTCTTTAGGATAGGGTAGAAAACATGAGTAATTATACAATACAGGTTACATGGTCAGGTAAAAATGCTCTTGGAAGTACTGACCCAGAAAAGATCATTAGTGGTGCTGATTACAACACTGAATTTCTAGCAGTACAGACAGCCATTAACTCTAAGATGGACATAACAAGTGGAACCACTACGGGGCAGACACTGGTTAATCCTATTTTTAATACAGGTATTACAGGAACTGCTGTCTTAGATGAAGATAATATGGCCTCCAACAGTGCCACTAAAATAGCTACACAACAGTCCATCAAAGCTTATGTAGATACCACAGCGGCTGGAACTACTCAAACTTTAACAAATAAATCTATTAATCTTGCCAATAATACTGTTACTGGAACATTTGCTCAATTTAACTCAGCAGTGTCTAATGGTACTCTTGTAGATTTAGACGATGCACAGACACTCGTAAATAAGACACTAACTGCTCCTACAATAAACGGTGCAGTAGGTGGTACTGCTACGTCACAGACAATTACTACCTTGACAACTAGTAACGTAGATGGTATACTAGGAGCAAATACAGCCGCCGCAGTTTCAGGCACTACAGGTTCTTTTACAGGGGCAGTTACAGCATCTACAACACCAAGTAATTCAAACCATTTAACTAATAAAACTTACGTAGATAACTTGTTTGCTGGGATGGCAAGCAGGTCAATAGTCACAGCCGCTACTACAGCTAACGTAACAATATCTTCTGCTCTTAATAATGGAGATACTTTAGACGGGGTTACATTAGCTACAGGAGATTTAGTTCTTGTAAAGGATCAATCAACTGCTTCACAAAATGGAATTTACGTTGTAGGTTCCTCTCCAGCCAGAGATGATTTATTTGATACTTACGATGAACATCCCGGTTCTTTAATTGTTATAACGGAAGGAACAGTAAATGCTGATACTATTTACATATGTACTTCTGATGAAGGTGGCTCTTTAAATTCAACAGGGATAGCTTGGACAAAGATCACACCAGCGGCAACATCGTTAAATAACTTGAGTGATGTAACAATAAGTAGCCCTGTAGCTGGTCAGGCGATTGTCTACAGTGGTTCAGCATTCGTAAATGGCTCCGCTGGAGTCGGCGTAGGTTTAGCAATAGCTTTAGGAGGATAATTTAATGGCTGATGTATTAACATCAACTTTTGCAGATTTAACTACCAGTGATCCCACTGTGTTGACTGCTGGAGGTGGTGAAACTTTAACAATAATAGGATGTAATATAGCAAATGTTCATGCTACTACAGCCGCATGGGTAACAGCAACGCTCTATGCAAGTGGTGGAGGAACTAATGCAATACTTTGTAAAGAAGTTAACATACCAGTGAATGACGCATTTAATCCAATAATGGGTAAGTTAATTATGACGGCTGGAATGTACTTAAAGATGGATGCTGAAGCAAATAGCTCCTTGGAAGTTACACTATCTTATTTAAAGCAGACTTAATATGAGTAATTATTTATCAGGACGAACGAGCCTTACAACAGTTCAAACCGCTGATCTTGCAGATAATGCAATTACTCTAGCTAAGTTGAATAGTGGGACTGATGGTAATGTAATCAGTTATGATGCCTCTGGAAATCCTGTGGCAATCGCTACAGGCTCAGATGGTCAAGTGTTAACTAGTGCTGGAGCAGGTGCGCCTCCTGCTTTTGAAGCTCTACCTGCAAGTGGGGGATTACGTTTAATTGCTTCTACAAATCTAGATGCTTCTGAAACTGCTGTCTCTGGTATAACTCTTACAGGAATTGATAGCACATACGATTCATTTTTAATCAAAGTTAACAATTTGCACCCCTCAACCGACAATATTGGCCTCGGTCTTCAACTAGGAGATTCGAGCGGGATTGATACAGGTGCAAGCGATTATGCTTATCTTTATAATGGTGATAATGCAAATGATACATCTTATGATGAAAAACGCGATAGTGATAATGCCCATAGTATGATTCTATTGATGAACCACGCTGTGAATGGTGAAGCTGGAAATGCTACTGGAGAAGGAATTTCTGCTACACTCTGGCTAAACACTGGTGAAAATAACGATATGGCACCAACTGTCCATTGGTCTTCTACATTTTTTGGTTCAGGTGGTCTAACTGGTGGAGGTTTTCACTACATGGTTGGTGGAGGAGGTAGATTAGCTGAAATTACAGTAACTCAGTTACGAGTTCTTTTCGGAGCAGGAAATATCGTTTCTGGAAGTGTCGCTCTGTATGGTTTGGCAAAATAATATTTAT